TAGTATTAGTTTGTGGTTTACCTAATAAAATTTCTCCACCCTCATCACCACCTACAGTAGCAATTATTGGATTAACTAGGGTTTTGTTGGAGAGGGTTTCGGTTGCAGAGGATGAACCGAGAAATTGAACTTCATTGGAAGAGTTCTTGAAATACAGTTTACCATCAGCATAGTTTAATGCTAACTCACCGTATGCCAAGTCTGTCGTCAGGGGCACTTTTGCGCCGACTGAGGACTTCTTGAGTATGATTTGATTACTCATTCATCTTCCTAAAAAGGTTAAAGCTGGGGTAAAAACCCCAGCGAACTAATTTATTATTTAGTCAATTAGTATGTACCACCATCGATGTTGAAACCATCGAGAGTAGAAGTTCCAGCTCCAGCGCCAGTAATGTTCAAGCCAATGAACATAGATTTTGCCACAGACAGACCACCATCAATATCAACAGCAGCAGTACCAAGAGCAGTAGCATCAGTGGTGCTGGTAAATGTTACAGCGCCAGAAGCAGACAGAGTAGTTGCAGCTACAGAACCAGCAAAGCTAGAAGCAGTGATTGTCTTGTTGCTTAGAGATTCGGTGCCAGCCAACGTAGCCAAAGTACCAGTAGTCGGTAGAGTGACTGTAGTTGTACCAGTAGAAGTGAATGTAGTGCTAAATGCACCAGCAGTCGCTAATGTAGCACCAGAAGCAATAGTCAACGTACCAGTAGTAGTGGTAATGTTAAGACCATTAACAGTCTTGTTAGTTAACGCTTCAGAACCAGCAAGAGTCGCTAGAGTACCAGTTAATGGTAATGTAACAGTAGTGTTTGCAGTTGCAGTTAAAGTAGTATTAAATGCGCCAGAAGTTGTAAGGTTACCACCAAGAGTGATAGTCTTAGAACCATTGTTTACGCCAGTACCACCATAAGTTGGTCCAACGATAGTGCCTTGCCAAGTACCAGTACCGATAGTGCCAAGGGTAGTGATAGAAGTTTGACCAACATAAGTTGATGCAATATCAACGGCATCGGCAGAGATTGTGATACGGTTTGCAGTACCAACAACATCAAGCGTATTACCGTTCTTAGTTAAACCAGCACCAGCGATAACTGAACCAGCGCCAGAGAACTGAACGAAAGAGATCGCTGTAGTACCAATAGTGATAGAACCTACGTTAGTACACACGTAACCATTATCGTTACCAATAGTACCTTCTTCAACGAAAGTAAACGCACCTGGAGTGATTTCAGTATTTTGGTCAGCGTCTAAAGAACGAGTCAATACCCAGTTTGTAGAAGCAGAACCAGTATTTGTAACTACGTAGAAACCGTTTTGTAGCCCAGTAGTTTGGTCTTTAACAAGAACACGATCGTTAGTAGCAAGAACAATACTGTCGATAGTTAAAGCGGCTTGTGTACCAGCATTGGTAAGAGTTGCACCAACACCAGAAGCACCGTTAGAGTAAGTGGCAGTTAAGTTTGCAGTAGTTGTTGTACGAACTGAATCTTTAACGTCTAGACCAGTCTTAACAGCATCAACATAGTTCTTAGTAGCTGCATCACTTGACTGAGTAGGTTCAGCAACAGAAGTAATACGCTTGTTAGCAACGTCAACAGTACCTGTGCCAGTTGGAGTGATGTTAACGCTGTTGTTACCTGCAGCAGCGGCAACTGTCAAGTTACCAGAAGTAGCAGTAATGCTAGTTGCTAGAGCAGCACCAAGAGTAGGTGTTACTAGAGTTGGGCTGTTAGCGAATACTAGAGAACCAGTACCAGTCTCGTCAGAGATAACACCTGCAAGTTCTGCAGAAGTAGTAGTAGCGAATACGCTTAGTTTATTTGCTACGTATGCAACAGTACCACCAGAACCGAAGGCTACAGAAGAACCATCAGTACCTGTTAGTGTTAATGTGTTGCTTGCAGTAAGAGTTTTACCATCAGCAATCGTTAATGTAGAACCAGTAGCTGGAGCAGTGATCGCTACCTTGTTGATAGATGTAGCAGAAGCAACACCAAGAACAGGAGTAACAAGAGTTGGGCTAGTAGCAAATACTAGTGAACCAGAACCAGTTTCATCAGTAACCGCAGCTGCCAACTGAGCAGAAGTTGCAACTAAAGTATTGCTACCTAAGTTGATAGTTTTGTTAGTTAGAGTCTGTGTGCCAGTTAGAGTGGCAACAGTAGAGTCGATATTAAATGTAACACTTGTAGCAGAACCAACTTTGTTGACAATAGAATCAATACCAGTGCCACCAACAAAAGTCATGGTGTCTGTCAATAAAGCAAACGCTGACGTACCAATATCACCAGCTACGTTTAGAGTAGTGGCAAGAGAAGCAGAACCAGCAGCAGTTAAACGACCATATGAGTCAACAGTGAATGTTGGAATAGAAGTCGCAGAACCATAACTACCTGCAGTAACTGCAGTAGTTGCTAAAGAAATTGTAGAAGTATTGCCAGCATCAGAGTTAGTGACAAGAATTTGCCCTGATGTGCCAGTTACCGCACCACCAACTGTATCGTAGATATACTCTGCAAGAGAAGTAGCACTATCGCCGATATATGTATTGCTAAGGATTAACTTACCAGTACCATTTGGAGTGATAGTGATATCACCGTTGGTGTTAGTAGATGTTAATGCGTTACTTGTTAACTGTAAGTTACCAACCAACCACTTATCGATTGTACCTGTTGCAGATAGAACAGGAATAGACTTAGCGTTGGTAGTAAGTGTACCACCTGCTCCGCCAGCGTCTACAAGACCAGTATAATACTTACCACCGATTACTACGTGGTTGACTGCGTTACCTGTGGTTTCTGTGCCCATACCAATGTATAAGCGATCACCACCGTTTGACCCGTTATCTGTTAAGGCTGAATACGCTAACTCACCAGCACCCAATGTACTTGGGTTGCCTGATGTGCTAGAACGTTTAATTCTAATAATAGATGCCATCTTTTATTTCTCCATTAAAATTCTCCACCTTCCATGTTCTGAGCATCGAGGGTGGTTGTGGATGTCCACTTGTTTGTTGTTGTTTTGTATACCAAAATAGACCCATTAACCTTAACTGCGGTGTCAACGTCTGCAATATTAGACATTGACTCAACTACAGAAGGGTTAGCCACATTTGATGAAGAAAGTGTAAGAACACCCTCAGAGACTGCTACCTGAAGTGCTTCATCGGGTTGTACAATAGCGATTGTATCTGTCATTTTAAATCTGTGTTATTTGAGGATTCACTGTTACAATGCCTTCTACCACTCGTGTTTTAGTGCCAGAAGGTGAGGTAATTTCTACGTCATAAAGCCATCTACCTGCAGGGATGGCTGACGATTGATCTGAATCGAGTTGGAGGCGAACTTTCCCGTTCGCTGCGTCGTAGATAGACGCTGTGAAATTATAGGCTACAGATGAGCTATATGACTTTCTCATCTGAGACTTAGCCGTATACCCTGTTAAATTTAGAGGTGCTCCAGTTGTGGCAGCTACAGTGATAATGTTACTGTAGTTCGCTCCCGCATCCACAAAGAGATTGCTTATTGTCGCCATCGTTCAATCCTAAAATGATTCTTATCATCTTATTTATAAACGAGGAGATTTGTAATTACAAATAGACGTTCTGATATCCGTCTAAAAGGAAAATCCAGTTCGGGTTATGCACGCAGAAAGTCGAGATTTTCTTAGGTTTATTGTGTGCGTAGTGTTCTAATCCAAACATATCAGACAGAACTTCTCTCATCTGCCATCTATGAGTGTTGGCATTTCCTCTAATCTTAGTGAACGGCTCTTTCGTGTTAACTGCCCACGATTGGAAATCATAAGAATCGAAAAATCCATGCACATTTTCTGCAAGCGCAGGAGGGAGCATAATTTTATGCTCATATATTGCAGTGTACCAGTCTAGGTTGAAAATGCAATACCATCGAAGATCTGCGATAGTCTCGATCTTTTTAGGAGAATTTTTAATGACAGGGTCTAAGAATTCTAATAAGTCTGGTCTAACGTTACCCTCGCATGACTCGTATATAGTTTCTGGTGTTCCCAGTGTATGATGGAACATCGCAGTGCCACCATTAGCGAACATATCGTCAGTTGGACCAAACAACTGATTACCGCACATACCGCTAACAAATATACCTTCTTCGTTGAAACTCAAGTCGTTCCTAGAAGAAACTCTAATATTGTGTTTAAACGTATCTTTAATCTTAGTGTCAAACAGATCGCCAGATTCTACGATTGAATTGTAGGTGCCAACAACTTTGATCTGGTCTTTATCGTTGGCTAGGTGATGCAGCATAAAAAGGATATATGTGCTATCAATACCACCAGACCACATAACGTTTATCGGCTTGTCCAGCGCTAACAGTTCTTTCGCACGAGCAACGGAGATGTCATAAAACGATTGATTGTAGTTTGGGATGTGAGGTGGAATTGGATGTGCACCTACTTTTATGTCTAAGAAGTGTGGGAGATGACCAGTTCTATCATAGACAGCATTGAATTTATTCAACCCAAACTTTTCATATTGCTCGAACGTATCTCTTGTACCCGTTACATACGGAGTGTTTTCAAGTAGAGATCTATTCTCCAGTAGGATCTTAGAGATGATGTGCGGGTTGTAGTATAAAATAGACATAATATCCTTATAAACGAAAAAGGGAGCCGAAGCTCCCTTGTATTTATCACTCTAAATTAGTGTAGTTGAATCTTCTCAACTAGACCTGGAGTGAAGTAGTCAGCAAACTTGTCATACACTTTAGAAGTAGCATCAACGAATTTAACTTTTTCTTCAGAAGTCATAGTTACCAACTCAATACCTTTAGCTTGGAACTCAGCGATAATCCCTGGAACATCAGCAACAGACTGGCGACGTTCTTCACGTGCAGCAACAAAGGCAGCATCAGAAAGGATCTGTTGAGTTGCTTCATCAAACTGAGACATCCAGTCTTTGTTAACGATAATGCTAGTCAACAATAGGTTGTGGTTTGTTTCATTGATGTAGCTGAATGCTTCAGTGTGGTTTAGTGGGAACACACGAACGTATGTAGATTCACCACCTTCAACCAAACCAGCTTTACCAGCTGCAGTTAGGTGTTCAATGTCGATAGACTGATTAGGTTTAGCGCCTAAAGCAGAGAAAATCTCCATACATACTGGGCTCTTAGTTGTACGGATATCCATACCTTGGAAATCTTCAACTTTAGTAATAGCCTTCTTAGCTGGAACGATTTTATAACCGCCAGAGTATGTGAATGCTAGACCTTGTACGTTACTTTGTGCGGCAACGCCAGCCAATAGACCCTTACCAATTTCACCTTCTAGAACACGATCAACGTGGTCATGGTCAGCGAATAAGAATGGTAGATCTAGTGCGTGTAGATCTTTGTTGTAGTCACCAAGCCAGCTAGAATAGATGTGGCTCATTTCGATAGTTCCTGTATCGATCAGGTTCAGTAAATCATGCTTAGTGATAGCTTTACCGCCATTGTATTTTGTAGAGTAATCTGACAAAGAAAGAACTTCGATGTCAAATGCACCGTTGGTCTTTTCGTTAACTTCTTTGGCGAATCGTTCTGCTACTTTCAAAAACAAACCGATTGGCTCGTGGGCGATAACCCATTTTACATGTTTAGTCATTTCTTAGTTTCCTTTAAAACGTTGGTGTCGAAAATCCAACTTTCCTTTTTGTTATTTAGGTCTATCATTCTTCTCATGACAGGTGTTTTGTCATTAATAATAGAACGAATGGTCTCTTCGTTCGGGAGTTCTTCTTTATTTAGGAGAAAACTTACTGGAATAACCACATCCCTGTAACCATATTCTCTAGTATTTGAGTCGTAGTGAAAGTAGTCCTTGATCGTGAACAACTCTAAGTCGTTTCCGTATCTAGGATACTGATTTATTTCAATCAAAAACTCGTTAATATATGACGTCATACTACAGAAATAGGGATGATTTTTCTAGAAGATTTTGGTGGTTTCCCGTTCTTAATCCAGAACAAATCTTTTCGATCTTCTCTTAGTGGACCATCGATGTAGATAGGGAATGTGCCAGTTAGAATCTCGATAGCTCCAGCCAACATAACTACGTTATCGCTATAAGCATTATCGCAAGAGGCTTCCCACAGTGGACCAGTTAAGAAGAAACATGCACCTTGACAGATGTGTAATACTGGGCACTTTGGGCATTCTGGTCTATCGCTCCAATGAGTACCTGTGGCAACTTGCACGTTATCTAAATCGTCAGTAGTTCCAATATGGTGAGAAATACCAGACGGGTTTGTAGATACTGTAGAAACGTTCTGACAAGTTAGAACATTACCCATTAAGTCGATAGCTAGGTTTTCTTCTAGATCCATACCACATTTCTGTGTAATGGTTTCGCTGCGTTTGGCTTTCTCTAAAGAATTTATAAAAGTTTTAATCTTTTGGTGCAGAGTGATAAATCTGTCCACACCACCACTTCTGAATTCATTGAAAGATTTAACTCTAAAGTTATTATGTTCATCATCACTAGAAAGAGATCCACTTAGACCACCCTCATCGTATGCATCGATAAATGTACCTTCGCCGATACAAAGATACTGAAGATATGGTTCACCCAAATTTTCTGTAATGAAATTCTCGAAGTACTTTTGGATGTCAAAACGACTAATATTTTTATTATTAATCATTGAGTTGAAACTCATTTTACCATTGACTGCCAACATCTTATAAGCATAGAGGATACCCTCTTTACTCTGTTCGTCTGCCAATGGATCTGGTCCACGAACAAATTGTCCTGGTCCATCATGTGATACTGATATATTAAACCCAAGTTTATGCAACCAGTCTACTTTTTCTTTATCTAAAAGACTACCATTGGTAATTACAGATAAGTTAGCAGTAGGATACTTTAAGTGAAGTTTTTCTGCGAGTGGTTTGAATGTCTTCCAATACACAAAGGGTTCACCGCCCCAAAACTCGAATGCTCGGTTCATTCCAAGAGAATCATCACCACCATCAAACCACTTAGCCATATTTTCAATAAATGGATCAATGTCGTCTGGGTTTGTAGAATCCGCATGAGGTACGAATCTTTGATTGCAGTAATCGCACTCAAAATTGCAAGACAGTCCTAACTGGATCTTTACACGTTTTGGTTTCTTACCTTTTTGAATCTTGACTTGTTCGATAACTTCAGTGTTTACCTGATTCTCGACGATAGGTGTTCCATCTTCCCAAGTCAATGTACTGTATGTAGAATCGTATAATACGATCTTCTCAACATTAGTGATTGGTTCTACAACAGTAATTTTAAATTGCGCCATTATGTAATCCTTGCAAAATGATGTCTGAGGGATAAACCCTCAGACTATCTATGATATATTTTATATAGTATTAAACTACAGGTACGGTTATATCAGCCAATCCTGTGAATTTTCTATGTCCAGCTTTAACTCGAATAACTTCACCAGCTTCTAAACCAGTAGAAAAGGCAGTAAACGTGCCTTGTCCATTAGTCAGCTTTACACGAGTTTTATTGAGTGAACCATAAACTTGCTCCAGCCAAATTTCATCAATAAATGTATCAGAAGTAACATTAATGACAACTGAAGAATCGGCTTGAACAGTAGCGTCAACACTACTTAGGGTGATTGGGGAAAGAAGTTCAATCGCTGGTTGGCCACCTATGTCTTCAATAAATTCAGCGCCTGGACCTTCGAATTCGAAACCATCTTCGTATTTTGAATCAACAGTAAGTCGAACAATAAAATCTGTACAATCTGCAGATGAATCTGGTACAAAAATATTATACAATGTATCAGAGTAATTTGTCAAGTGGTTATTGAGTTCTCCAGCTTTGAACGGTAGTGTAGTAGCAAACACATCAACTAAAAGTGAGTTACTTAATTGGTTAGCATAATAATCACCAGTCTCGGTTTGTTGAGGTGGTTGGAATTCTGAATTTAATCGAGTCCACATAGTCTGGTCGGCGAATCCTGGTCTTTTCTGAAATTCAGATAGATTGATAACATCCCAGAACTTGTAGATATACTTTTCTTCAGATGTTATATTACCTTCTGCGTCGACAGTGCTGATCGTAGCTAGATGAGAAATTCTAATTTCAATATGATCAGGTTGTACATCTACCCAATATTTAATTGGACCAGAATACTCTTGAAATAAAGGACGTGAACCTGTAAAATTATATTTTTGGATTTTCATTTATAGTTTTCCGTTATTAGCAGTTGCATACGCAGTTGCAGTTATAAGCCCACTGATACATATTACCGTAGATTGTAACACCTTGTTGTGTTAGATATAATGTTCTACCTTGTGTATTACCGCAGTTAGAAACAACAGGTAATGCTTCATTCATGTTAACATATGGGCGACAGTTACCAGTGTTACCAGCACCACCACCAACAATGAATGCGTTGGTTTGCATACCAGCACCTTGTACGAAGTTACCGTAGTTACCCAAGTTGTTAGTAAACTGGCTTAGCGCAGTTGGAGCACCTTGAATACCACTCCACGGAGCAACAGAAGCATATCCTACACTTGATACTGTGACAGCGCCAGTATTACCTTGAACAGATGTAACTGGAACAGAAACAACAACGGCACCAGTATTACCTTGAACAGATGTAACAGAAGCAGAGATAGTTGGGTTACCTGCAACACCGTCGCCGTTAGAAACAGAGATACCAGAGCCAGCAGTAATAGTACGAGTAGTCTTAGCACCTGCACCAGTACGAACCATCATACCAGTTGTAGCTAGACCAGCAGTAGCTGTCAATTCAGCAGAGTATGCTTGAACGTCTGTACCAATGGCTAGACCAAGAGTGGTACGAGCATTGGAAGATGCTGCAGAACCCATCAAACCACGCATGTAAGATGACGCAGTGTAAGTACCAGCAGTACCAGAACCAGTGAAGTATGGAGCAGTGTCAGCAGCGGATGTCAGACCAGCCAATGCAGCTAGTTCAGCATCGTATGCTTGTACGTCTGTACCGATGGCAAGACCCAAGTTTGTTCGTGCACCAGCAGCAGTACTAGAACCTGTACCACCGTCAGCGATAGCCAAGTCAGTAATACCAGTAATAGTACCAGAAGTTAGAGAAGCGACACCAGTATGAGTACCAGAGAAGTTTGTAGCCGTGATAACGTTAGCTGAGAAGCTACCGCCAGAACGAGTTACAACGCTATTACCAGCTTGGTCTGTGGAACTGCTGGTTAAGCCGTCCAGCAGGTCAGCATCTAAACCAGAGCCAATGCCGTCGACCGTGATCAATTTAGCCAATACGTCTGCTGCAGTGTAGCTAGCAGCGGTTTGGGCTAATTGAAGTTGTGTATTTAAGTTGTTAAAGTTTGCATCGACTTCTGAGTTGGTAAGAGGACTACCCTTACCAGCACGAGTCGTGATTGTTGCAGCGCTAACTGATGCCATTGTAGATTTCCTTTAGTTCAATCTTTGTTCAAGAGTTGAAGAATTAACGATTTTATGTCTTGCAATTCGTTCTTTATATTATTTATCTCAACCGTATGTTGAGAAATAGCGTTTTCACGCCCCTCAGCTTCCCTCATACGAGCCATATACTCTTCATATTCAGTCTTATTTGTATTTATAATGGCTCCGCTAGAGGTATCTCTAACCAAGCCAGTATGTCCTAATACTTTCAAAAAGTCAGTCATTATGGGCAGGCAATAATTCTCAAGTCTTTAACGATCGGAACAGCGCAACTATTTGAAGAGAGCATAACAATTTTAACAACTAGACCATCAAAAGGCGTTAAACCAGTCAACGTGAAGTCGATATCCGAGAATGCATTATTACCATTTTCTACCTTAACTAAAGCAGAATCTGGGTTCATCTGTGTATATTTAGTCGAAGCTAATTGCTTAGTATCACCAACGCTAGTCTTGTAGTATACTTTGATGTCAGCTTCAGAAGGAATATTCGCAGCGAAACGTACACGCAAGTAAGTAGAAGAGTTAGCGAACTTGATAGGTGTAGTTACATATTTACCAAGAGCAGAAGAACCTTCTGGAGTGATAGCGTCGAAGAACAATTCACGAACAGCCACTACAGAACCAGAAAGAGCAGTCTCAGCTGTACCAGAGAATCCAGATAGAGTGATAGTGGCAGTTGTGCCGTCATCTGTGAATCCTGTTACAAGGTAAGTGCCCAAGTTACCTGCAGTAGTTGCAGTACCAGAGATAGTTACATAGCGTCCGATACCAACTGCAGCCATAGCGCCACGAATAGTAGCGTTTGTAGAGCTAAATCCAGTTGCAGTGAATGCCCAGTTAGTTGAACCAGTAATGATAGTCTTAACGTCTAGAGCAGCTACGTTTGTATTTGCTTCTGTTGGATTGTTGATCTTATTAGAGATTGCAACCAAGCTAGTACGTGCCGTATCGATAACTGGAGAAACAGCGTCGTTAGTAGTAGAAATCTGAGCAGAGAATGTCACAGACTTATTACCACTCATCAAGTTGTTTTCGTTGATCTCAGAAGCAATCACACGTGGAGAAGAGAAGAAGTTATTCTCTTTAACCAAGCAAGGAGTGTATGTAGTATCACCAACGTATGGTGTTTGAGCACCATCGATAGCTTTACCAGAAGAAGTCAAGATAGAGAAACTAGACTTAGTGTCAGAGAATGTCTGCATCTGGACAGAAGGATTGATGATGTCGTATGTAACGTTGCGAGTAGCATACACAGTAGAACCACCACCATAACCACTAGATGTAGCAGCAGTAGTAGTTGTGATAGTGTAGGAATTAGCATCCACATTAGAAATAACACGCTCACCATTCAATTCAGCAGCTGGGATACCGTTAACTGCACTAGCAACACCTTTGATGTTAACACGAGAACCAGAATACATACCATGGTCATAGTGCCATACACGAACTGTAGTAGAGCCAGAGATAACTTGGAATGGATTAAGTTCGATGTTATCATATGGTAGAACATCGTTAACGAAGCTGATGTTACCCACAACGCTAGTATCAAACTGAGCACGGTAGATAGTGAACTTAATGTCTTGGTTCTGATCTGCAGTCCAAGTAGATGCATTCTGAGACTTGAACAATACACCAGCATAAGGTTGCTTGGAGATAGTTCTGCCAGATGTTCCTGGGATTGTATCACCTACGTTAGAGATCCACACCTTGTAGTTGTTAGAGTCTGATTGTAGAACAAAACAATATTCAGTGTTATCTTGAACGTATACAGGAGTTGTGAACTTAAACTGGGTAGGTGTATCGTAAGAAGGATAGTCTGCACCTTCGTATGTTACCACATTAGAAGACAAAGTAACTTGTTCTGGCTTCAATGTTACACGGCTAAACGCTAGAACGTTCTTTCCTGGTGTACCATTAACCATTTCACGAATTTCTAGTGTAACAGGGATACGATCATCTTTCGAAGCGAAGAACACATCAACGCCAGTCAAGAATGCTCCACCCTTTTGTTCAACCAAGAAAGATTGAGCAAGTGGATCATACCAACCAGTATCAGAAACTACACGGCTACCCGCACCTTGATAGATTGTCTGGCGAGCAGCTGGGTCATCATTAATACCAACAACTTCTTTAACCAATTCAGCGTTGCGCACGGCATTAACTGATGATTGTTTAGTTTCCAAGATACCTTCAGCACGATAGATACCACGACCACGAGAAGACCATTGTCCAGTAGAAGTAGAAGCATCGATAAGTTTCAACTCACGAGAACCAGTACGGAATCGCACAGCTTCGCTATTAGGGATTTTGAACAAGAAGTTCAAGTCACCGTTCTTGTTGGTGATTAGTGTAGTAGGTGTAGTTATAGAAACAACAGTGCCAGAAGCACCAGAAACAGAACCAGTGAATGTTTGAGTATTAGCGAATGTTCCGATAACGTTTGCTAGTTCTAGAGTCAATGCTCCAGTGTCTGGATCAACATACTTACCAACAACAACACCAGAAGCAGTGTTTAGAGAGTTAGAAATAACATCACCACGGTTCAAACAAACTTGTGAGTCGCCACTGATACGGCGTTTGGTCTCAGAAGCAGAGCCACCAACGTTTGTAGTTGTGTCGAATATACCAGAACCAGCAGTGTAAACCAACTTAACAGATGGTGTTACAAAAGAGTTAACATCAATGTCATCGAAATATGCATAGAAACGAGTCGCTGGCTTCAATCCCTTTGTCTGAATTAGAATGTTTCTAGAACGAATGTAAGGAATAACAGCAGTAGACACAGTGCGATCCGCAACTGTTTCATAGTCAGTCTTAACTGCCAATGAAGTCTTAACACCAGTACGAGACTGCCCAACTGCTTGCGCAAAGTTTTCAACTTTAACTACACGGTGAGCCCAACCAGAAGCATCTGGTCCAAGACCGAATTGAGCATCTAACGCAGCGCCACCATCACCAGATCGACGATCTGCTTCAATTGTTTGAGTTCCAGTAGAGAATGCTGTACCTAACCATTCAGTCTGCCACGCACCCCATACAGTACCGAAACCAGCATCGCCGATGATACCAGCACGAGTTGCTAGATCTTTAATAGTGTTATAGTTACCTTCAACTTGCTGAACGATGTCAGGCAAGCGATCAGTCTCAAACCAGTCATCAGATGGTGGGTTGATTTCTACGTTACCTAAGAATGTGTAGATTGCAAACGGGTTGATGTTTTCCAAACGAGAAGCATAGTCTTGCTTGATCAATACTGGAGTAGCAACAATTGGAAGAGTGATAATATCACCGTTCAATTGATAGTTGGAAGCAGTACGTTGACCAGTATTAGAGTTCTTCTCTAGCAGGTTAACGTTGTATGAAGTATAGAACGGACGTAGCTGGTTCTTCTCCATGTCGATAGAGCAGAAGTAGTCTTTGGATTTGCTGTTACCGATGTTGTTACCGCTGAAGTTATCAACAACGAAACCATTCTTCATACGATCTAAACCACCAGTTGTAGTGATCTTCATCGCTTGTGTTTCTTGCTCTAGAAGAGAAAGAGATGTGTAGTATTCAAGGTTGTTAATACGAGACTCTAGCTTACCAATGTCACGCATTGTGTAACGCTTGTTCTCCATCTTTTGAACAGAGACGCTGTCAGAAGAAGCAGAGAAAGTGTAAGGCTCAAGAGTTAGGTTGTATAGAACCATACCCAATGCTGGGTCTTGTGGATCACCTGGATTTGTAGATGGAACACCAGTGATGTCGAAGAACTTACCGTTGAAGTCCAGAGCGATTTTATCTTTACGTGCTAGGTAGTAGCTGTAATCAGAAGTTACGCTTTCACCACGCTTTGGAATACCAGTGACAGAACCACCAGTACCGATAAAGTTCTTAACCGTACCTGCAGACTTGTTGGCAACACGTGGACGGAAGTCCAAAGAGTCACGAAGAACTGCTGGAACTTGGTTGTAATCGACGTTGCTATAAGAGTTGATGTCGAAATAATCACCAACACCATGTTCAAAGTACTCGTATACAACTTGTACTGGGTTAGATGGAGCAGTGAAAGATGGGATTAGGTTTAGACGACCCCAGTCGTAATGAGTGTTACGTTGACCATTATCAAACTCGAAACGATCAGAGATGTCTTGAGTATAAGCATTAGAAGCTGGAGTAGTACCGAATGCAGAGGCTGGAGCCATCTTGATGCTTACGATACGGAATACGTCTGCTTTGTCTAGGTATACAGTTGCAGCTTGTGCAGCTGCTGCAGTAGTGAATGTCTCAGTAGATGTTGTTAGAGTCTTAGTCTTTTCGTAACCAGAACCGTTACGGATAACTGCCGCAATAACTGTAATAGAACGACCTGATTGACCAGATGGAACTGTAATAGTACAAGTAGAACCTACTGGAACGACAGACACTGGGTTAATAATAGCACCACCAGCTGCAGCATCATTATCTACAACAATGTAGTTTGTAGCACCAGAAGCAGATGAGAACGTGCCAGATGTAGACAAGTTAACTGTGACGCCAGAAGCAGTCTGAGTGAATTTCTGGTAGCAAACATAAGTTGTGTTGTTCACACCAGAAGTACCAGCACCACGTACAGAACGAACAGCGTAATCAGGCAGAGAGAACACTAGGCTAGAGTTGTTTGCTTCTACCAACTGAGTAGTTGCTAGAGAGTACGCCTTACCAGTGAATGTGCTAGATGTAATTGCTACGGCATTCTGTGAAGAAGGTGCACCAGTAACACGGATCATAGTACCATCAACGACGATGTAATCACCAGAGATCAAATCAGTCTGGAATGATGTACCAGTACCAGTCAATGAAGTAGTAGATGCAGTAACAGAACCAATCAATGGTGTAGAGATTGGGTTAATGTCAGAACTGAAACTTAGGTTTGTGTCAGCGCTAGAAACGTTATAGAAGAATGACTTAACGTTACGGTTGAAATCTTTACCGCTGTTCATTTGAATGTCGAACAACCCTAGCTTGTATACAGCAGTAGACCCAAAAAGAGCTCCAGAATGCCATTCCATAAAACGAACACGAGCAGTACCAATCTGGTTACCTGCAGCAGTACCAACAGATGTTCCTGTTGTCTGGTCTCTCAAAGAGATAATATCACATGTGTCAATTGGAGGCAAATTATTGGCGTTTGTTACTAGAACGTAGTTACCAACAGTTGGTTGAATGATGTTGTTTAATGCTTGGTCGTAAGCACGAGCCTTATCCACAGCAACGTATGTTGTAGAATCTTTTTGGATCTCGTAACCACGAACGTAGGCTTTTCCTGGCTCTAAACCAACGGCTAATTTAGCCTCAGAACCATCTTTGTAGATACCACGATTATATGCTGGTAATGTGTTAAACTCCCACTTAATACCAGTAGAACCTGGACCATCATATGCAGTACCAGAAGTGTGTGTTGGAGCAGTAGTAACAGATGTTCCACCTAGCTTAGCAACATAAGTGTAACCACCATTAGTTACGATGTCGCCAGTTAGATAGGCTGTGTTTTGAGCCCACGCACCACGATCATTGTTGCGATGTTCACGAACGTCGATAGAAAATTCACGAACAGTGTAGTCACCAGATTCGTCAAATGTACGACGAGCTAACTCATCACCAATAAGAGAGTAAGCAGTTGTATCAACGATAGTTTTGATACGCCCATCAACAACACGAATCAACTCGATAAAATCTTGATCGCTAGTGCTGTTGATGTCTAACTTAGAAAGAGTTAGATCGATGTAGTAACGGTGAGCACCTGGAGCAGCAAAGTTGTAGCTGTTTTGTGCGTTGTCTAGTAATGTTTCGTCTTCTTCTGGAGTAACAATAGATTCTGTTACAGTAAGACCAACACGATAAGAAGGAGCATTAGTGTATTTGTCTAGAACGATACTTTGTTCTTCAACCAAACAGAAGTGGTTGTTAACATAGTAAACACCACGCTGAATCGTGGCAATAGAACCTTTACCAACAGCAGAACTTGATGCTGCTTGGAAAGAATATGTTCCATCTGATGTACTAATAACTTCTGAATTAGAGAAAGTCTGAGTTGTATTGTTAGAACCAGTTGTAGTGTAACGAACATACAATGTAGTTGGATCTGTGTCTTGAGCATCTTGAGCAACAACAACTTCAGCAGTCACACCAGAAGAACCAACAATCGTCTTACCTTTTAGAGAAGCAACAAATGTTTGAACTGCAATACCGTTATAGATTGGTTGCAGCTTAACATAGTCTGCACCCTTTCCAGGTTGTGTGATTGATTCAATAGATGCTTGTCCAGGGATAACCATGGCACCTTGCTTGAATATAGCATCGCCATGGCGAGAAATTTGTCTCTGCAGAATTGTCTGCATCTGAGTAAGTTCACGAGCCTGAACAGCAAACGATGGACGATACAGAATACGATAGAACTTCTTGTTCTCATCGTAATCATCATTATACGGTTCGGTATTGAAATCGATCATTCTTATACTCTTCTTTAATGTTATTCTTTATTTATTAGAATTTGATAACAGTTCTTAGCGTAACTGTTTGGTCAGCGGTCGGAGTGAACGCCTGTTTGTTATCGATAAACAGAATATGACCAGAATATTTATCTGCCGTTGGAGCAGTAACACCAGATGCAGTGAATGTAACACCATTAGGATTAACAAAGACAGTACCAACAGCTGGAACTGCATTGTCTAGAGACTGCAATAACATACCAGTTGTAGTTAGTGCCACAATACGGTAACGTCTTGCACTATCACCTACCGTTAGTAGCATGTCTTGTTTGAATATTGCAGTGTCAACGAATCCAGTAACAACGTAACATGCAGAAGCCAGTGCGCTTTTCAAGTTACCATACTGTCCGAATTGACGTGGGTTTTTAATAATACCCAGCTGACGGAAATCGTTGTTTACGCTGAACCCTTGGTTCGTGTCTTTGGAGATGTTGGTGTAGAACATAAGAGTTCTAGCAAACATACCAGTGATTGGATCTTTACCATGTCCACCATATGGAGCACGAACAGCACGAGCTTTAGCTCCGAAACCACCACCCGCCACGGTAACATTAGCCCATCGATATCCAGTTCCGTATCCATCCACAACAATCTTTTTAATAGCACCACCCTCAACAATAGCATGAGCAGCAGCGCCAATGCCATCACCATCGATAGTGACAGTTGGAGTTGTTCCATAACCGAATCCACCAGAGATTACTGGGTAAGCCATGATACGACCATCAGGTGTTAACAACTCAGTGTTAGCTTGCATCGTATTGATGTCACCTGGAGATAAGTCAGCTGTTAATTTAGCGTCTGTACCATCACCCTGCACTGTCAAGTTGGCATATGTGTATCCAATACCACCGTTGTCAATTTGAACACCAATGATTTGGCCATCTGCAATAAGAGGGATTAACTTAGCTTCTGATTTAACACCAACGAAATAACCAGTAGCACCAGCACCACCAGATACTGGTTGGATTTGAACGTTCGGTAGTGTAGAATATCCAGAACCATATTTCAGAACAACAGTACCAGTAGCTGGAGAACCAACATATGTTAACGTTGCAGTGCCGTTAGCAACAGCGCCTGTTGTGTGAGTTGGAGCAGTAGTATTGGTTGTACCTGCAGTTGTTACAGTGTATAAACGGCTAGAGTAAAATACTTGAGTACCAACAGTGTAAGCAGTAGATGCTGTCCACAAGTTACCAAACTTGACAGTTGGAACAGATGTATATGATTGTCCAGCATTAGAAATGTAAACTCTCTGAACACCAGTACCGCTCATCACAGAAGAACCGACAAACGCTGAGCCACCGCCACCAGATAAAGTTATCGCTGGCGCAGATGTATAACCAGCACCTGGACTGGTCATGTTAATTTCTAGAACAGAACCGTTTAATGTTACACCAGTAACTTTACCAGCGCTAACTACAGGAGCGCCAGTGACACGTGTTCCGATATACTTCAGTGCTGCTGTACCATTAGATACTACGCCAGATTTGTGAGTTGGTGCAGGTGTTGCTAGTGTACCAGAAACAGTTGCTTCATACAAATTGTTGTTGTATTCTACACGTTGACCAAGAAGAATACCAACTCCATTAGTCCAAGAGTTCGCACCTGAGACTGGTGGATCGAAGGTAACTGTTGCACCAGAAGTATAACCAGTTCCTTGAGCAGAAATCTGCACACTTTGTAGCAATAGAGGATCTGTTTCACGGTATCCGTCGCCAGAAACTGAGATAGAACCGAATGTGTAATTTTGTCCGCCGTTTTCTAGAACAACGTTTAAAATCTCTCCGTTAGAGTAGAACTGTGAACGGATAGAGTTAACGACTGGCATATAAACGTCAGTCAAGAATTTATTACGCAGAGCGATTGGAATACTGTACAAGTATTTCCACATGTAACCGTCTGGCATGTTTACTGGATCTACAACAGTACCGATTGGCTTGTATGTAGAAATAGCGTTGTTATTGTTATCAAGACATTTGTACACGTTGTACTCGTCTGTCATAACAACACAGTTAATGTCTTCTAGTCTCTGTGCGC